GTCTCTCATTTTCTGAAACTCAACTTTTAACATTCCTCTTAGAAGTTTTTGTTGTGCTTCAGTTTCAAGAACATCTTTTCGTATTTCATTCGATGCGTCGCCTACTTTCATTTTAATACCTGCTTGTACTAATTGACGTTGTAGTGTTTCTATTGTTCCATCTTTTTCTTTTATTAATCCTTGTATAGATTGTAATTGACCTTGCATTTGAGATAACATTGATTTTCTTTCAACAATTTTATCTTTGTTTCTAATATCTGTTTCAGCTAACATTGCAATATCATCAATTAATCCTGCTTGATACCATTTAAAATATTCTTCTAATAATGCCCATCTATTTAATGGTAATGTTGCACCTGCTATAATTCTTACATCAAATCTTGCAGATGCATAATTTTTATATTTACCTATAGCTTTGCCATAATCGTTATACATATTAATATTAATTCTTACTTCTTTTTCTTCTTGAGCATTTGCTTCAGGTTGTACAATTCTAAATACTTTTTCAACTGTATAATGTTTTTGTGCTAACATTTTAAATACTCTACCTAAATGTTCAAGTGATGGTTCTACAATACTATTCATCCATGCTTTTAATCTACGAGTACCAAACTCATCATTAGCAAGTAATCCTCTATATGTTTCTGCTTGGTCTTGAGAAAATCCCATCATCGCACTTGGTACACCACTAATATATTCTGCATCTGATTTACCTTGTTGAACAACTGTAAAGAATGCATTATTAATTGGTGCTGGTTGTATTGGAGTAGGTGGAGAAAATCCACTTCTATATTTTAACAATGCTCCAGGCGCTGATGAATATTTTTCCCACTCATCTTCAGGGACCGAACCTTCTTCATACATCCATCTAAGATTAGAAGATAAATTTGCATTATGAAGCATTATTTGATGTGCTTTATTTATTTCTTGTTGTTTACCTATAAGTGGGGTTACTGCACTCATCGCATATGGAGTTCCTGTATACATATATGGAATAGGAACAATTGGATACTCACTTATAGGGATAATAGATTCATATAAAAATGTATCATCTCCTACACTTACAGTCTTTACAATTCTATTTTCATAAAATTCAATTGCATCTACTATATTTTTTTGAACTTCCTTACTTTGTTTTAAAATATTATAATCAGCATTTGACATTACTTGTTGTTTAATAATTGTAGCTTCATCTTGAGCTTGTGATAATAATTCCATTTCTTTTTCTTTAATTGCTTGAGCAGCCATTTTCTGAGAATTTTCAATCATTAATTTTGCTCGTTCTGGAATTATTTCACCTTCTTGAACTTGTTGTTCAATTTGCATTTGTTTTTCAATTAAACCTACTTCTACTTCTTGTCTAAAAGACTCTAATGCTTCTTGTATTTGTTCTTTTAATAAATCTAATTGAGCAGGAGATGGTTCAACTTTTATATATACATTGTAATATTTAAATTTTTTCTTACTATATGTTTCATAATATGGCACAATGTCATCATCTTCAGCATCCATATTAACACCATATGTCAAATCTTCTGCTTGAATACTATCTGTAAAATCAATATCTCTTTGTGAATATGATACTACATCGCTACCCTTAGTTACTTTTTTAATCTTTGCTTCAAATTGTGGTAACATATTAATAAGTCTTGCTCTAGCAATATTCTTTCTTATTTGAATAAAGTTTGCATCTCTAAATAAAAAATCTCTACTAGCAGGGTCTACAAATACATCATAAGGGTCAAGTCTTTTAAAACAAACTTCTCCCATTCCTCTATCAGCATCTCTATCTATATCTACAAGAAAATAACCCAATCCTTTAGTAAGTGAGTCTAATATTACTTGACTATATAAAGACTTACCATTTGATAAATACCAGCAATAATCTGCTATATCAGCATGTACTTGAGCAATATCTGTATCATCTCCAGTTACTCCTACTGCTTTCCATTTAGGGTCATTAGCAGTTACAAAGTATTTCATTATTTCTATAATAGGTGTTATTCTATTTATAGTAAATGTTGGCATTCCAGATTCTTCCAACATTGTTAATTCTTCTTTTGTAAGTTGCTCGTTTAGATAAAAATCGTATCCTTTTTGACTTACACTTTGCCACCTATGTCTATGGGAATTATTTACTTTATCCCATATTTGTTTATTTATCTGTGCTTTATTTTTTTTAGTTACTCTTGCCATTATCCTCTAATCTCCACATGAACTAGGTCATCAAATTTATTATCTTTAGTCTCACCATCGCCATCCCAGTCGCCGCCCCAGCGAACAGGGACATTTAATTGTTTAGCAATTCCTCTAATCATTCCACCCATATAATGAAATCTATCTCTGTCTTTCCAATCAATAGGATATGGAGCGAGGTCTACAGCTTTTCCTGTAATGTGTTTGCTGAACTTTGTTTTAGTTGAGCCTTCTTTTAGTAGCTTTTCCTGTCGTTGCTCACTCCGTAATCCTTCAATGATTGTAACATCCATAATCTTAACTAATTCATTTAAGACACTAACTAATCTTGCGTCTATCCCTCTCAATCGTTCTTTTGACCTTTTACCAAACTTAGGCATATATACTCCTTACGATACTAACCAACTTTTAACTTTTCTTTTTGGCTTAAACCATGATTTTTTATCTTTACTTTTTTTCATACTTGGCGGAAATGCGTGTATTTGTGCGTAATAAAGTGATTCAATTGTATCATCATGGGCCATTTTAGGACCGAAAGTAAGTATTTCGTTAATTAAATCAAACATATTTTTACGTAAATGTACAGTTCCTGTACTAAAACGTGCAGAAAGTCCAGAATAAATGCGATTTCNTTTNTGTGTACCGCCTGGTTTTTGTGGTATTACGGATATATCGTACTTATTTAGTCTTCTTCTTTCATCATTCATTGCTTGAAATATACTACGATTCATTGCTACATCTTCAACTGTAGATGATGTGCAATTATATTTTTGATGTAATTCTATAATAATATCTACTACACCTTTCTTTCCTATGATGTCTCCTGTGTCTGGATTCTTAGAGCCTATAGTAGGAATACTACGATGTCTTTCATATTCTAAAACATATAATTCATTATTAGCGTCAATAGCAATAACAGTTATAACACTATAATCAGCATGCTTAGTATCAATATCTGTAGCAGGGTCACATCCAATAAATGTATTAACTGGTATATCGTCACCATCTTTTACAATATAATTAACACCATCTTCGTTTTTAAAGTATCCATTCCAATATCTAATGTGGTCTCTTTTCCATATAGCATCTTCTTCAGATTGTACTTCCATCATATATTCTTGAAAGAATTTTTGAGGCATACCACTATCTGCATAGAATTTTTTCTTTTCTTGTAATTTATCTTTTGTAAAAAAAGACCCCCAAAGAGGAGTATCATTATCTAATAATGCCTTATATGTAATTACTTTCCAAGCAAACTCTTTATTTTCTTTTTGAGCTTTTGCATAATTGTTAAGAAGATTGTTAATAAAAGAATCATAATGTACAGGAGTGCCATTAACACGAAGACGACCAGTGTGAGGCTCAATAGCGGGATAGATAACAGCAGTAACAAGATTAGCATTCTTATCTCTTGCTTCCTGTGTGATTGTGTTTGCTTCATGCTCGAAGTCATCGAGTACGATGAGGTCGTATCTTTTGTGTAATTTCGCTCCACCTCTGATTCCTGCGACATTGCTTTTACTAATAAGTTTACATCCATTGCTTAACTCTATATCTTCCTCTGTCCATTTTTTCCCCTTTAAATTTCCAAAATAATATTTTAATCTATCGTTAAATTCTAAGTGGTGTCTGATGTAATCCATATTACCTACACTTAATTTTTGTGTAGCAGATACCCAAGCATAAAAAAGAAAATCGTCTTTACAGAAAACAAAGTCTTTTAACATAGATGCTTTTGTTAAAACAGTCTTACCATGACCTCGTGGTATAATAATAGCACATTGCTTTACTTCTTTGTTATCTATAGAGTCTGCAACTTCGTAATGAAAGAATGGTGTTTCGCTTCGTAAAAAATCATCAGGTAAAAATAATTTACCAAAAGCTATTAAATCTGTGTATGCAAGTTTTAGAGCTTCTTCAGCTTCGCTTACGTTCTGTGTATTTATATTTGCCATCTATAGTAAACTTCCATTGTTTATAACTTTGTGATTTACGACCTTTTTGATGATGTGAATGTTGATTCGGTCCTTTATTTGCTAATCCCCAATATGAAAGTATTGGTATTATAATTATTTCTGTTTCGATTTTTTCCATTGTTCTCTTTTATATTCTAAAAACTTAGCACCTTCATATGGATTAAAGATAGTAGTAATTAATCTATTATCATCATCTTCATAGTAAGGGTCTATGATTGTAACTGGAGCATTGAAGATATTCTTATCATCTAATCCAAGTTTGTCTGCATAACTATCCATTATTTTAAATGATGCTACTTGTAATGCATGACTAATAAGTCCACTAGCTGCATCTTTTAATACTTGATAACCTGATACATGAGTATGTCCACAAGTAAGTATATGGTCTTTCCATCCCATTTGAGCTGCTTTTGCTACTCCATGAGCTGTATTCCACATTGAATTACCTTTAAACATATGTCTAGCATTTACTCGTATTTCTTTTCCATTAGGAAATATAAGATTAAGTCTTGCTCCCCATTGTTCATATACACCACTATGTTCTCTCATTATAAATTCTAGTGGGTCACCATCTCCACTCCATACATCATGATTACCTGCTACTAAGTATAACCAATCTACTTGATTAACAAAATGTTCTGTAAGTCTCCATGATTCTTTTGCAGATGTTGATTGTTGTCCATATAATGCTTGAAGTCTACCTACCCAATTGTTTTGTATATCTCCTAAGTTACCTCCAAATAATCCATCTGTTTTATTAACTAAATCGCATAATGAATATATTTCAGATAGGTCTGTACCATCATCATCTACATGAGGGTCACCAAAATGAAGTATCCCTATAGGCCCCATTTGATTAATTTTAATATTAATTAACTTTCTAGACTTTTTAGCTTTTAATTTTTGATTGTATTGTTTTTCCCTATGTTTTATTATTTCATCTATAGGTACAAAATCGACTGGTCTTTCTTCTGCTTGGAATGGAGATTTTTCAATAATCTTAGGATTAAGCATTTTTTTATTACAAGCCTTACAATGCCATCTTTGTCTTTTTTTACCTTTTGCCCAATACTGCCATCCATCTTTTTTTATATTTCTAGAACCACATTTATCACATCCAACTATATTATTGTCTGCATCTTTTTGTATCATATTATTCCTCTTCTACTGATTTTAATTCTTTTGCTCTACCTGCTATTTGAACATCTTCAGACCCAAATCCTTGAAACATTCCTACTATACCAGTCTCTATTTGTTTAACATTGTTACCTGATGTTCCAACAATCTTACCTAATTCTTTTGTAGATTGTAATATAATATTATCATCCTCACTATAATCAGCAAGGTGTTTAAGTTTACCTAATATATACTCATGGTCTATACCTAATGTCTTTGCAACATCTAATACTGACTTTTCTATTTCTTTCATAACTCTTTCCTGTTTAAGTAATACAGCTGCTTTCTTACCAGCTTTGTTATCTGACATTTCACTATATGCTTTTTTATATGCTTTTACAGCACCCATACCTACAACGATGTTAGTAGCAAATTGTTTTTCTTTATTTGTTACCTTAGTACGTTCTTTTACTCGTTTACTTGTATCTTTAATTGTTTTACTAAACGTATACCTATTAGGATGTTGTGAAAAATCAGTATCCATTTTAACTGTATGCCTATTTAAAAAACTACCAACAACAGTTCTTACCCATCCATTAGCGTATTTATAGTTCTTTCTGTCGCCTGGGTGGTTTACGTTTTTACTTACTTTTAATAATTGTATAATTCTACCATCATCAGACTTTACCCAGTCTCCTTCATTACCAGTCCTCCAATCATCGTGTAATTCTTCACTAGGGCAATTTTCTTTAAACTCCTCATATGTATCATATACATAGTGAGGTACTCCTTTAATTGTCTGCTTCTCCAACTATATCTCCTATATTTACTTGATGTCCATTACGTTCTAATCTTTGCACTAATCTATCTATAAGATTATTTACCTCTTCAGGTATCATATAGACTCTATCATTAATTTGTATGGGATAATATGATTCAGACATGGTACGAAGAACGTCTTCTTGCTCATCTAAGGTTAATCTACTTAGTTCTTTATATTCTTCAGCCATTATGTTTTATCTTTCTACTACACATTATTACTATTCCTTTACCCAACCACCGCCCAGAATCTAATACATAAGTCAAACCAAAGTCAAGTGATGACCAAGTTGTTACCCAAAAAAATTGTAGTATTTTGATATATAGTCTTATTTACTATACCACCCCCCTATCGTGGGGTTTTCCATTTAGGAATTTTCGTTATTTTCTATTTTTATTTATTAATTAATTTATGAATAATATAAGGAGAATATCATGTTTGATGATAAAAAGAAAGTTAAAGTTGGTCATGTTGAGAAGAAGGAAGCACCTGAAGTAAATACAGACATTGAAGATGTAATGTATATAGAGCCTGATATGTTTCTAGCAGAAGCTATCGTTACGCTAAGGACATTACCTTTGGCGACTAGACGTAGGAAAGCTAGAGAATTGTCTACGGAAGCATCTTTGTACCAAACTCAATCTCAGCTATCTAATAATAGATATGCTGAAAAGGCTTGGGGTAATGTCACATGGAAACTTAGGACTCTAAAGTAATAGGATGGGAGTGAATTATAGTAGCTCCCATAACCTATCTTTTTTATTTATTGTATGTTATTATTATTTATGTATATATGTATATAAGTAGATATGTAAGTAATATGTGCGTATACAAGCAATTAGACGTACTGGTGACGTAGTTAGTTTATTACTATATATATACTACTTTTTGCATCACTTGGGCATACACTTTAAGATTGCAATATAATCATTAATATCACTATAATAACAATAATAGGAGGAACAATATGTTCACAATAAAGGACTTTGAAACAATGATACCTGATAAGATAGTTGGTGTCGATATGCATAATAGAAACACAGTTATATTTATAACTAGTGGAAAAATAAAGATAATGCACAAAAGGAGCAAACATGGAATTACACAATCTAGAGTTTGATACTCCTNNACATCCTATCGAGCATAAGNTNATGTTATTGCTTGGTATAAAAGGATATAGACGTAAGGACTTGCGCTTTAAAGATTGTTCTGATGGTAGAATCCTGCAACATGGATATTGGAACAACATTGAATGGGATGATATAATGTACGTTCAAGATAATTGTGCTGTTACGTTTAGTATAGTAAATTGGGAAGATGAAGACACAGGATTTCTTACAGGATACAAGATGCACTATTCAAGTTAATCTATTGGGGAGGCCACCAAGAAATTAACGCAAGTGTTTTTGGCAGTGATACACTTTCAAACGAAAACTGTCACTTTTTTTATTGAGGGACTGACCGAAGTATGAAGTTATTATAATTCGTATTCTATTAGAAGTGGGTGATTACGTATATAATGGATAGTAGGAGGTCCCTTAATATTTAACCAGAGAGCATAGTAGGTTGTAGCCGTAATGAAGATATCGCCCTACGTATTGTTACTCTAACAGGGTTTGCTCTGTACCTTGACACCTAAACAGAGCATATGGTATACAATATGGGGTGGATAAAAACAACGTCATGTTTTGTTGGATTCCG